CAGACAGGCTGTGCAGCCTATGGCGGTCCTTCACTCAAAGCGGCTGTCTCCATCCCGTGGCTTCACCGCTCGGGGTGAGGAGATACCACCGGACTATATCGTTACCGACAAGCCCTTGGGGCGCACCTATACCGAAGAGGTGACAAAGATGGTGAGCCGGCCGAAGGATCAGATGGGCACCAAGGAACGGGTGATGCGGCCCAAGACAAGCAAGATAAAGTTCGTATTGCTTGATCCAGAGGATGTGACACAAGAGATAAAGCGCTCGGCCTATGACTTCAACTGGGCACCTGCGCTGTTTAAGGACGCTACTGAGGATGTGATTCCGCCCCCGCTGGTGGAGGCGCGAGTATGAGGAAGCGTGATCATCCGGTGAAGTGGCCGAAGCCGTTTGCCCCGGGTGCAAGGACCGCGACGGGCAAAACACCGAGGCGCAAGCCTAGCACGAAGCAGACGAACAAGCCGGAGAGAAACTGAAAGGAATTAGTGATGCCGTACCGTAGCGCCAAGCAACGAGCATACATGCACATTCATCACCCGAAGTTGGCCGCCAAGTGGGACAGGAAGTATGGTGGCAAGATAGCGAAGAAGAAATCTACCAAGGGGAAGAAGCGGTGATATACGATAGTGAGAAGACAGACAAGAAGTGCCCCCAGTGCGGCGCTGAGTACGAGCGGCATATCACGTCCGGCATCATGGGACATATGCGGGAGCGGTTGTGGTGTCCGAAGTGTCATCATGTAAGCAAGTGGAAGGGACTGATGGGGGACTACGTTCCGGGGCCAAACGGTGTACTTCATCGTCCATAAGCGCGGCGAGAAGGGGCCGCACCCTGATGACGTGAGCAATCCGGCCGTGCGCAGAGCTGGGGCTGATGGATGGGACAAGGCCAATGGGATGGGGTTGAAGGAAGCGGCACACGAAAGGCGGAAGGTTATAAGGAAAATGCGGTTCTATGGCAAGCGGCCCGAGCTGATAGCTGAAGCTCGAGGGATACGGCGCAACATGGAGAAGCGGATAAATGGCTGACACACAGATGCGGGATCTGCTTGATGAAGTCGGCGAGTTGAAGGCGGAGCGGGAACCGACTGAGCGAATGTGGGATGATATCGAGACATATCTACTTCCCAATCGTTCTGAGCGCAAAGGCGAGCAGAACACGGGAAACATCTTCGATGGAACACCGCAGTCGGCTCTTACCATGTACGCCTCGGGCACCATGGGCTACCTGATATCAAGCACGTTTGATTGGTTCAGCGTGCGGACGCCGGATGAATCTATCATGGACGTTCGAGAAGTGCGGCTGTGGCTGAGCAAGGTGGATCAGATACTATTCGGGATAATCAACCGAAGCAACTTCTATCATGAGATGTATGCTTTCTTTCTGGATGCCGGGTCCATAGGGACACCGGTGATTTACCGTTACTGGGATGAAGGAGAAGGCATTGAGCGGTTCATGGTGCGCAACCCGAGAGAAGTATATCTTTCCGAGAATGCCCACGGTGAGATAGACACGGTAATGCGCTATGTGATGATGACGAATAAGCAGATAGCAGAGCGATTCGATAATGTGCATCAGGACATAAAACGTGACGCTGATGGGCCGGGGCGATACAAAGAACGCCCGATTGTGCATATAGTAAAGCCAAACAAGGACTATGATCCGCGCAAGCGGGATAGTAAGGCAAAGAAATACGCCAGTTGGTACGTGGATGTGGATCATGAAAGTGAGTTGCGTCGGGGTGGATATGACGTTATGCCCTACGCTGTCTGGCGTGTAATGAAGGAGGCGCATGAGAAATATGGTAGGGGTCCTGGCTGGAATGCGTTGGCTGATATCAAGGCGCTGCATGCCCTGGCTAAAACTGATATCACTGCGGCACAGTTGCTTGTCAACCCACCCCTGGACATTCCAGAAGAAAGACGTGGAAAGATACGTTTCGTGCCAGGGGGACGGAACTACTTCGAGGATTCGGGACGCAAGATAGAAGTCTACGATGTCAAGGCGCAGCTCGGGGCGGGGCTTGAGCTGAGAAAGGAAATCATAGAGGTTATCAAACGCCATTATCTTGTGGACTTCTTCATGATGTTCGCCCAGGCCGAGCAAGAGATAACGGCTACTGAGGTACGCCAGCGCCGGGAAGAGAAGGCCGTTTTGCTTGGCCCGCACATTACTGGGCTTAACCACGAGGTGCTGGACAAGATTATAGATGGACTCTTCGCTGATGCCTGGGAAGCTGGAATGATCCCGCCCCCGCCCAGAGTTCTGGTGGAAAGCCTGAACGGGCGTCGGCTTGAAGTTGATTACATGGGCCCACTTGCCCAGGCGCAGCGGAGTTTTTTCCAGGCCGAGCCGTACCGCCAGGCCATGGGGCAGTGGATGGGGTTGGCGCAAATACTTCAGGCTACGGGGAAGCCGGCTGATTTCTTGGACAACTACAACTTGGACTACGTGAGTCGTGAAATGTTCAAGGCCGGGGGCGGGCCGGAAGAGGCTATGTATGATGAGAAGATGGTGGCTAAGCGTCGCCAACAGCGTGCGAAGGAGATTGAGCAGCAGAAAAAACTGGCGGCGATGGAGCAGATGGGCAAGGCGGTGCCTGGACTTAATCAGTCGGTGGCGCCCAATAGCGTACTTGAGCAGATGGGGCAACAGATTGCGGCCGGAACACCTGCGGCTTAAGGAGACGGTTCTCACTTACCGGGCTGCCTTTGATAGGACGAAGGAAGGCCGGCAAGTACTGGCGTGGTTGATAGAGAGTTGCGGGTTTTTCCGCCGCATCGACACGGAGGAGCAGAAGGCTGCCCACAACTGGGGCGTGTATCTGTTAGAAAACATGGGAATCACACAGGGGGTGAATTATTCACGTCTTGTGGATGCTATACTAAACCTGTCGATACCCGATGAGGCTATTGACAGAGTGGGGAGGGTGTAATGGCCGAAGCTGACGCAAAGGGCACGCTTGCTGCCCCGGAAGGGGAGAACAGCGGAGAGGGCTCTGAGCAGAATCAGTCTATGGCAACGGGTAGCGCCGCCTCGGCGGACTGGGTACCGGGCTTGCCTGACGAGCTTCAGAAGGTGGCAAAGGCCAAGGGGTGGAAAGCCCCAGCCGATGCCGTCAAGAGCTATTCAGAGCTCGAGAGGTTTGCGAGCAAGGCCGTCCAGGACATGACGCCGGAAGAGCGTGAACGCTTCTATAAGCGGCTCGGCCGTCCAGAGTCACCGGACGGGTACGAATTGAGCACCATTATTCTGCCGAAGGGCTTTGACAAGGATCCTGGAGCAGACAAGGCGTTCAAGGAGATGGCGCACGGCTTTGGGCTTACCAAGGCGCAGGCGAAGGGAATCCACGAATGGGCCATGAAAACCGGGGCTGATACGATTCTATCGGCTCGGCAAATCATGACCAAGCAGAAGGATGAAGCCATTACCGCGCTTCGCAAGGAGTGGGGTGGGGACTTCGACGCCAACCTGTCCGGGGTACAGAAGCTGATACGCAACTTCGGGGACGACTCGCTGGTGCAGTTTTTGAATAACGGGCCTGGCAACGATCCGGCTATGCTTCGATTCCTGAATCGGGTGCGTGGCACCATGAGGCAGGATACGCTTGAAGATGGCAGAGTTCCCGCCAGAGAGTCACCGAAGGTTGAACCCGGTGGGTTTGACTGGACTAAGGTGCCGCAGATATCGGGAGAGAACCGATACGGAAAGGCGGGATAGGACCGGGACTGCTGACAACCCGACAGGGCCAGCCTACCGATAATCCTCTTCTCTAAACGGGGGTAGCCCGGCTACAGAGGAGAGAAACATGGCAACTATTCAGAATAATGCGCTTGGACTCATTGAGATTGCCAAGCGTACTAGCAACGGCGACGTACTCACCATTTCTGAAGTCTTGAGTCGAGTAGACGAGCTTTGGATGGATGCGGTATGGGTGCCGTGCAACCAGGTTAGTGCCTATATCCACACACGCAGACTGACGCTGCCGTCTGGTACGTGGCGCAAGATCGGGACTGGCGCTGCTACCGAGACGAGCCACACGAAGCAGGTTGTGGAGTCGGCAGGCACCATTGAGAGCTGGGCCGAAGTAGATGAGCTGACCATCAAGAAGATGATTGGCGATAAGCAAGCCTTCTTGAATAGCGAGTTTGTGGCCTTCATCGAGGGCCTAGGCCAGGCGCTTTCGACGGCTTTCATAACTGCGGACACGCAGACGGAACCCGAGAAGTTCGACGGACTTCAGCTTCGCACCAACGCCCTGGGCACGTATGTGGTGGGCTGTAGCGGGAGCGGGGGTGATACCACGTCCGTGTACTTCATCCAGTGGGGGCCGAATGCGTTCCACTGCATTTATGAGCCGGATCTTGCAAAGCCGTCACAGAGTTCCCCTGTGTCTATGGACAACAAGGGGCTTCAGACGGTGGAGGATGGTTCAAGCACCACGCCTACCAGGCGTGACGTGTTCCAGGCCAAGTTCCAAGCGTCGGTGGGCGTGGCTTGCCACGATGACAGAAACCTGTGCCGTCTCACCAACATCGAAGACGATGCGAGTGGGGCGAACATCTTTGAGCCGGATTACGCTATTCAGTTGATGCGGCTCATGCAGAAAGGCATGCCCATCACCATGTATGCGCACCGAATCACGCTGACACAGATGGACATCATGGCTATGGACAAGGGCAACGTGCTCTATCAGGTGGGGCAGCTCTGGGGCGAGCCGGTGACTACCTTCAGGGGTGCGCCGGTGAGGCAGCTTGACGCCATCACAATCACCGAGACGGCAGTCGCGTAGGAGGTGACAAAATGGCAGCTATTG